ATGCAAATCCAGAGGATATTGCAAGAGTCGTTATGACACAAATTAGACAAGTTGACTCACAGAGAATTAGGACACAGAGGGGCTAAATGGCTACAGAAGCGTATTTAACGGGTAGACGTAGGTATCAGCGCCCCCAAGCCCTGTTATGGTCTGAGAACCCTGGCACACTCGTTGACGGGGTATATGTACCAGATGGCTACGAAGTCCAAGGCAACTATGATGAGTCCACAGACCTAGATCTAACTAATCAATTTCTTATTCTTTCAGACCATAATCGTGGGGAACTAAATTTTACACCAATAAGAATAGAGCAAAGACAAAGAACTATCAATGGACGTATGCGTTCATACCACATAGCAGATAAACTAACAATGTCTGTTTCCTGGAGTAATTTGCCATCAAGGTCATACTTTCAAGATGCAGGGTTTTTGTCTACTGGCCTATCCCCTGACAAAAATACAACAGGTGAATTTACATCAGATGGTGGTGCAGGTGGAGTAGAACTACTTGACTGGTATGAAAACCATACAGGACCATTTTGGATGTTTTTAGCATACGACAAGTACTCAAACTTTGGTAAAGATGATGCAGCATATGGCCACCTTGCACAATATAATCAAGTAATGCAGGTTTACATAACAGACTTTAACTACTCTGTTGTAAAGCGTGGTGGCTCAAACCACGATCTCTGGAATATTTCGGTATCGCTGGAAGAGGTCTAAATGTTTGTTAGTGAGACATTAAAGACACATCTAGAAACATCTTCAACAGTACACTTACAGTCATTAGTCTTGGCTGAGTGGAATATGAATATGCCAGATAATATATTTAAACTTGGAAACTATAGATATAGGCCAACAGGGTCAGAGGTACAATACCGAACACTTCCTTTAACATTTGATAGCCTAGATGTAGGAAACTACTATACAGGTGCAACAGATGCCGATGTTGTTGTAGATGGAGGGTTTGATAACTCTGGAGTTCCACAACTTTTTACATCAACTAAAGAAAAAATGAAAATGATATATTCTTTAGAAGATTGTGTAAAGCCTTTTAGACCACGATCTGGAATTAACAAAGCATCATATTTTGGCAATAGATATTTTGCAAACTCTGGAGTATCTCTTGCAGAAAGACCAAGATACTACATGGCATCAAGATATGATCAGTTTAGATATTGGTCATCATTTAGAACAGAAAACAATGTTGAAAGAGGAATTGCAAAAAATGTATCTAATGGATTAAACTATATTGATGATGCTGTTCCTTTTGTAGTTTATAAAGAAAAGGTTCCAGCAAATAGGCTTGTAGTAAAAATGCAAACAAATGTTGGAACAGCAAATCTTGGAAACTTTATAAAAGATGGAAAAACCTTTGCAGATCCTTTGTATGGCTCAGCAAATAAAACAACTCCAGTTAAATGGAAGATTCAATACCTGAATGAAGACAATTGGGTTGATGCTTATTCTTTTGACGAAAACTCTGTTCGTGATGGCGGATCTCCAATTATTCCAGAAGATGGTTATGTTGAATTAGAATACGGATTAAAAATTCCAGATGCTTATAAGGATTCATATACCTTTATTGAAAAGATAGCATCTATAACACTATTGCCAGAGCAGTCGTTAAATGGAGATGGCTATCTCGTTGTTGAAAATACCAATGATCGTGGAACCTTGTATATTTGGAATGGTTCGGATGAAGAGTACGACTCTTTTGTTCCTGAGTATGGATGGATGCTTGGAACTGGAGTTTTAAACCGTTCATCAAAACTTATTACAGACCTAACAAGCCCAGATCTATTTACTAATGATGCACAAAACCAAACTACATATAGAGAGTTTGCATATCTTCGTGGCATAAGAGTTGTTGCAGAAACAATGAACAAATTTGATTCAACATTTGATTTAATTGAGATGTCTCCTAGACTAGTTGTAAATATATCAGACAAGGTTGTTGATTTTAATATTAAAAAGATTTTATCTGATATAGGAACTACATCTCTTCCAGTTGGACAGTTACTCGCATCTACGGGCACTCTATCTCTTTTTGATGACGATCAAGCATTTAATGAAAACAATACATCTAGCATAGTTGCTAAATATATTAGAAAAAATATAAAGTTTCTTTTTTATGAATCAATCTTAGATGTTGCAGGAGATGAGTATTCAGTTCCAATTAAAACCTTATACTCAGAAGGATTTCCTCAAGCAGACGTAACTGCAGCCAAGTTATCAATAGAGTTAAGAGATTTTTATTTCTTTTTAGAATCAATGCCTGCTCCTAGACTCCTTACAACACAGACATCTTTAAGTTATGCAATATCAATGCTTCTTGATTATGTTGGATTTAGTAACTATACCTTTAAGCGTGTAGCAGATGAGTCAGACCCTATCATCCCATATTTTTTTGTTGCTCCAGACCAGAACGTTGCAGAAGTCTTAAATCAATTGGCTGTATCAACTCAAAGTGCAATGTTCTTTGATGAGTATAATAATTTTGTTGTAATGAGTAAAGATTACTTAATGCCTACAGCAACTCAAAGACAAACAGATTTTGTTTTATCTGGATCTAATAATCAAACTGATTCTGGAGTAATTGAAAACTCTAGTTCTGGAAAACTTCCAAACATTATTGCTATTGCATCACAAGACAAAAAGATTTACAATGATGGAAAGATTAACTATACAACTAGATATATTCAAAGATCTTACGGATCAATTCGTCAATCTACAATGATTGATAAAGAAAAAACTTGGATATATAAGCCATCACTTTTATGGGAAGTTGCAGGAACAGAAAATACAAAAACAATAAATGAACTTGCCTCAAAGCAGGGTAGTTATGTATTAGGAGCAATGCCATTAAACTCAGATCTAGTTGGAACAGCACCAGTTGTAGTTGGTAATGTTCTTACTAACAATATTATAGATCTTGGAGAAAACGTATATTGGCTAACACGATATAACGGATACCTATACTCTAATGGAGAAGTTATTAGATACGACGCTGCAGAGTTTGATATTACTGGAACTGGAAAGGTTTGGATTAGCAGTAATCAAGAATACCAAAAGTATTTTGCATCAATACCTTTTAATGGAAAAATATATCCCACAGGTCTGGTAAGAATTTATGCAACTCCAAACTATGAAATAGTAGATGGAATAACAAGGCTACAAAACGGTGCTGTTGTTGACCATGGACGTGGACAGTTTGGAACTCAGATAGTTTCACATTCTGCTGGCATCAATAGTTATTGGACAAATAACGATAATGTTCGTGGATTAAACATGAAGTCTCAATATCTATTTAGTACAAAGTTGGATGCTGATCTTGCCTCTACACTTCCTGCAACTACTGTTGCAGCAGCAGGAGTAAACAATGCAGTTGCAAAACAATCAACAAGAAACAGCATTATAAAGAATTTTATGGCTACAAGTTATTTAAGTGAAACAGAAGTAAATAATTTACCATCAACCCAAACAGGAACAATTCAGTCATCTGCATTGGTTTTTAATGGTCCATCATTTAAGACAACAGAAACTCCACTAAACTTTGTGTCTTATGTATATAAGAACTTAAATAATGCCTATAAGCATTTTGGAACAAGGCTAAGAATTGTTGGCAAAATTGAAAATAATACAACTAGAACACAGTCTCCAAATGGAAGCGTTACCTACTATCAGTTATCTGGAAACCAACCAGACCAGAATATAAATATAGGTGGTGGCTCTGGAGGACTAGCATTTTTATTAAATCCAGAAACAAACAATGGATATTACTTTGAAATTGTTGCACTTACTGAAGATAATATAAACTCATATCTTAAGGTTGATGAAAATAATAATGCACAATTTTCAGTAAACAACGTTGTATTCTATAAAATTAAAAAAGACTCTTCAAACTCAGATGCAATACCAGTAAAACTTTGGGGAGGACTATCAAAGATTATTGTTGATGATGGAAAGTTTACTGGTCAACAAAGACTTGCGGGAGAAGAAAATTCAACGGTATATGATTTATCAGTAGAATATATTGACATAGGTAATACTAGAAGATTCTATCTATATATAAATAACCAACTAATAAAGGTTGTAGATGACACAGATCCACTTCCAACATATAACAATATGGCATTATTTGTGCGAGGTTCATCAAAGTGTATGTTTGAAAATATATATGCTTTATCTAAAAACTACAGCCAAAATACAGTATTTACTGTAAATGAAACTTTGGGCCAGGTATTTGGAGACAAAGATATTGATGTTACAGAGTCATTTAGAAAGTATGCAATGAGCGGTGTTGTTCAATCAACATATTTATCTGGAATTAGCGCACAACAACCACCAAAATATGACATGTATTTTGAAGAGTTTGGTTCTATTATGCGTGAATGTGCATACTTTGATATTAAGTATGATCGTGCATACCCAGCACTTTATGCAAAACTTTCACCTACATTTAATAATATAAAAGGATATACAACATCTGGATTTTATGCAGACTCATATGGTGCAGAATTTTTAATATTTAATTCAACAGATAAGGCATTGAACCTAGATGAAACAACTGGAAACTTTTTAAGAATTCAAGGAATTACATTTACACAAGATACTACACATGAATTAACTGTAGATGAATTTTTTAAGAAGCGTGGCAATCTATCTGACCCAGAACTAGTTGGAAGCACACTAACATACTCTCCATTAGTTGAAAAGTCAAGATATGATGAAATAAAGTTAAGCAGATTAACATACGGGAAAAATGAATTTACCATTGATAGTCCTTATATTCAAACACAAGATGATGCAGATGCAATGATGAACTGGATTATAAATAAGTTAATGGTGCCTAAAAAATCTGTTGGAATGAACATATTTAGCATTCCAACTTTACAACTTGGAGACATCGTAACGATAAACTACAAAGATTCTTCTGGTTTAGATTTAGTTTCTAAAGATTCTTCTAGGTTTGTAGTTTATAATATAGAGTATCAAAGATCAGAAAGTGGACCAAACATGACAATCTATTTGAGTGAGGTTTAAAATGACAGTATCTCCAGTTCCACAAACTCCGTCAAACGCAACAGTAGTAACGGCATACTCTACACCCCCAACAAAAACTGCGCCAATAGACACTGTTCTTTTTGATGATCAATCTATGTCTGTAGAAATTATGACAGATTTAATATTTGAAGATATTGGTGGTCATGAGTTGTTAAGTGTTTCTAGAAACGATATTATAAATGGCCAAAGAGTGTCTTATTCACCAATTAAAAATCTTGGATTGGTACAGCAAAGATATAACCCAAATAATATTTTAAGGCTACAGTCTACCTCAGATACATATTTTGCTAACTTTGCAATTAAGTTTGAAGAAAAGGTTCCTCTTGAAGGAAACGGGGTTAATGGTGAAAATGTTTATATTGAAGAGGCAACTGGAGATTTAATTATTGAGACTGTTAATATGAATAATGATGAACAGATAGAGGTTCAAATCGCCATAAATGGTACAATATATGAAGCGAACTTTGGAGAAACTGTATCATGATTACAAATAAAGGTAAGAGTATAATCGGAAAATATATGCTAGGGCAGGCTCCTGCCTATGCTTCATATCTTGCAGTTGGCTGCGGTCCCCAGCCATTACAGACAGAAGATGTTGCCGATAATTTTGCAACAAAAACAAACCTAGATTTTGAGATGTTCAGAGTACCAATTTCCTCTAGAGGCTTTATAAATGAAAACGGTATAGATAAAATAGTCTTAACAGCAGAACTGCCAACAGAAGAAAGATATGAAATAACAGAGGTAGGTCTATACTCTGCAGGATCAAACCCCTCTGCTGGCGCTAACGACAGTAAGACTGTATTTTCTTTTGCACAAGGAGAAACATGGATTCATCATACAGCAAATGCAGCAACAGCAATACCAACAATATCAGTTCCTTTAGATGATCCAGAAGATGATAATGTTATTGTAACAGATGGAGTGTTTCAAACAAATGCAGACAACTCTATCTTTTATAAAACAAATCGTCTTGAAAGATATGAGCGTGCAAGGTTTTTAAATAACACTATCTTGATTCAAGGAGACGATTCAGATTTAAGTTTAGATGGCGGTGGATCTGGTGGAGTTGATCATATTGTTATTGAGCCAGGATCAAACCATATACACTTAACTGCACCAAATGTTGATTTTTCTAAAAATTCTCCAACAGATGAATTAAGACTTGCATTTTCTTTAGTTAATAAAGATGGAGATTCTGTAGCAGTTCCAGACACAATTAGAATATTAGTTGATTTTGCTGGAACCGATGTTGCAGAGCCAGATGTGTATGCAAGGTTTGAAGTTGATATTGAAAATGGTTTTGATGGATATGACTTTGAAACAAATAGATACTTTGTAGTAAAGAAGCAATTACAAGAACTGTACACAACTCAAAACTTTACATGGGAAGCAGTCACTGTTGTTAAGATTTATGCTTGTGTTATTGATACTGGGATTAGTGGTGGACCTCTTCCATCCTCTGATTACTACATTGCTTTAGATGCTATGAGACTTGAAAATATTGCAACAACAAATCCTTTGTATGGACTAACAGGTTATTCAGTTATTAAAAATGATACTGCTACAACTATTATCAAATCACCAAATACAAGTAATTATATTGAATTTAGATTTTCTATTGGTGTAACATAATGGCTGATGCAAATATTAAAAAAACAAGAATTTTAAAATCAGCATTGCCCCCAGTTGATTTTGATACTTTAAAATATAACACAAGATACAGGATTATTTCTGAAGATAGAAACAGAACATCTCATTGGTCTCCAATATATAACTCCAATGGCACTAGCGTAGTTGGAACAACTGGCGCATTGTCAATAAGTGAAGAAATAATTACAGCAGTGTGGGGAGATGAAAACCTTCATCCAGCATATGATGTATTTGTTAGTTTTGATGGAAACCCATTTTTTTGGCACGGTACATCGGCAGTTCACTCATATTCTTTTTTAAATGAAGGAACAACAACTGTACGTGTAAAAATACAACTAGCATCATCTAAAAAGCAAATAAAGGCAGGATTAGGAATCTTTGATTCTGGATCACAACCTTTGATATAATCTAATAGGAGGAATAAAATGGCAAAAGTACCACTACCAGAAAGAGGACAACCTCTTGATGTTACATATATTTATCAGTTAGCAGAGGCTGTAAATGACCTTTCTACTTCTATTTCTGATGCAACATATAACTATACAGATGTTGACGTAGTTGGAGCAGAAAAAAAGAGTTTAAAAACTTCAGACACAAAGTTTGTTGGAAAATATAAATCAATTGCAAATAACGAAACAGTAACTGCAGGTCAGGAAAAGTCTTACTCTGTAACATTTTCTAACTTCAAGTTTCCTCCAATTGCTACTGCATCAATTGTAAATATAAGTGGTACTACTGCTGGATCAAACACAAGCGTTGTAATAACTTCTATAACAACTTCAGAGGTTCAGTTTATTGTAAAGTTTGGAACTTCTGGAACAGCCTCTGTTGGAGTTAACGTTATTGCAATTGGAGTGCCAAACTAACATGACTTGTAAAAGATGTAAAGGAAAAATGTTTGTTGATAGAATACACTCAAACATAGATCACCTAGAATCATATTGTGTCAAGTGTGGAAATAGAAAATTTTATCATCCACCTAGCGAATCTGTGGAGGGAAAATGGTTACTGCAAAAGGAAAAATTCAGAGCGAAGCATATAATAGCGAACCTGTAATTTCTGGCGGTAAAAAAATCTGGTTTCTTAATGGAGACTTAGTAAGACTTCATCACAGTTCTAGATCAACAGGTATGGTAACTGTTTATAATATTAACAAAGATAGATTAGAAACTTGTCTCCGTTCTGACTTTAGAAGAAATAGAAAAAGAGCATATACAATTGCAGAGACTGCTAAGTTAGTTAATCGTCATAGAAAATATATGCCAAGACTAATAAAACGAGGAGTCATACCTCCACCAGTTGGATCTAGCATTGATGGTAAAACAGGTTTTCAAATAAGAGCATACTATTCAGAAGACCACGTTAGAGAGATTTGTGCTATACTTTCAACTATACATATTGGGCAGCCAAGAAAAGATAAATTAATAACAAACAACATGACTCCCACAAGCCAAGAGTTGACAAGGCGAATGGGAGACGGTATACTTACATATACGAAGACAGAAGATGGACGATTTATTCCAGTGTGGAGTGAATCTATTTAATTATTGAATGGGTGGACAATGGAAAACGATAATACAAAAGTATCTGTAACACTTGGATATACACTTAATCTAGGAAATTTTCAGTCACTACGCCTTGATTTGGGTATTGTAGACTCAAAGCGTGATGGCGAAAATGTAGATGAGGCTTTTAGTCGTGTCTATAAGTTTGTAGAAGATAAACTTACAGAAAAGATTCAAGAAGCAAAATCTGAAATCTCAGAATAATGGCTGATCGCAAAGACCGAATGGCTTTGCTCAGTAGGTTTAACAAGTTTTACTTGCAACGGTATGAGCAGAAGTCTAACATGAATCTAAACGTTGAGCAGTGGGCTGCTGATGCCCTTGTAGAGTCATATGGTATTGCACAGTGTTATGATATTCTTGAATATTACTTTAGCATTGCACAAGATCCATCATGGAATTACTTTGCATATAATGCAGAAAAGATTATTAACGGAAAAGCAGAAGTAGAGCAAGATAAAAAAGAACGTGAAGAGCGCAGGAGATTAGCAAGGGAGTGGTTAAGTGAATAATACAGAGGCAAAGTTAATTTCTGCAGTATTGCAAGACAAACAAATTCACGTACTACTACAGGCAAATGTTGAGACATTGCTAAGAACACATAATGATGTATGGAACTTTATTCGTTTGTATTCTGAAAACAATCAATGCTTACCACCAGCAGACCTAGTTACAGAAAAGTTTAGAGACTTTGAACCAGTTCCAGGTATTGGAGCAACAAAGCATCACTTAGCAGAACTACAAACAGAATATCTTAATGACAGTCTAAAAGATATTTTACGCAATGCTGCAGGAGAAGTACAAAGCGGTAATGGTGGAGAAGCACTTGAGCACCTAATTACAAAGACATCAGAATTAAAAAAGAATACTTCTGCAATTCGTGATATTGATGCAACAGATCTTGAGTCTGCAGTTGCATACTACGAAATGGTTCAACAGCAACAGATTACTGGGCAGGTTGGAATTAAGACAAACCTTCCAGGGTTTGACAACTACCTTCCATCTGGAATTATGCCAGGACAGTTAGGTGTATTTCTTGCTTACCCAGGAATAGGTAAGTCTTGGATGGCTTTATACTTTGCAGTTCAGGCATGGAAGCAAGGCAAGTCACCACTTATTATTTCTCTTGAAATGTCTGAAACAGAAGTTCGTAATCGTATTTTTGCAATTATGGGTGAGGGACTTTGGTCACATAGAAAATTATCCAATGGTGAAGTTGAGATTGATATGCTTAAGAAATGGCATGCCAACAAGGTCGCTGGTCGCCCAGAGTTTCATATTATCTCAAATGATAGTGGTGGAGAAGTAACACCTTCCGTTATTCGTGGAAAGATTGATCAGTACCGTCCAGACTTTGTTGTTGTTGATTACCTTCAACTTATGTCACCAAACCAAAAGGCTGATTCTGAAACGGTACGAATGAAGAACCTTTCAAGAGAACTTAAACTAATGTCTATTGGTGAAGAAGTACCTATTATTGCTATCTCATCTGCTACACCAGATGACGTAAAGGATCTGTCAAGTCCTCCAACACTTGGACAAACTGCATGGTCTAGACAGATTGCTTATGATGCTGACTGGGTTATGGCACTTGGTCGTGCAACTAATAGTGATATCATTGAATGTGTTTTCCGTAAGAATCGTAATGGGTTTATGGGAGATTTTCTAGTCCAAGTAGATTTTGATAAAGGTTACTACAGGTATAAGGACTATGAGGATAAGTAATGTTTAAAAAAAATAATAATAAAAAGATTACTTTTAAAGAGTCAACTCTTGCAGCCAAGTATCTTTTAGATTCTCCAAAACCCTCTAAAGTTTATGCCCCTCAATGGTATAAAAATCAAAAACTTTTTACTAACAATAGTAATGATTATATAAAATCACAAAGAGCCGATGGAACGTATAAGTTATGCACTCCGCTGGTAGACTCATTAACTGCTGGATATACTTTTGTTACTCCATGCGACATAATGGTAAACAACACTTCTGAAAAAGAATATACTCCAAGATTGGAGTGGAAGGTAGATTTTACTCCAGTTGATACACAAAAGCCATCAGTTTTAGGTAACTTCCCAATACCGTTAGGACATCATTCAACTTCGTTTAGATGGCACATGGACTGGCAAGTTATTACTCCAAGTGGATATAGTTTATGGATCACCCACCCTTCACAAAGATATGATCTTCCATTTACAACAGTCACTGGGTTTGTTGATACGGACAAGTTTCCAAACAGACTTTTTTTACCATTTTTTCTTAAAGATAACTTTGAAGGACTAATTCCAGAAGGAACTCCAATAGCACAAATAATACCAATAAAGAGAGAAGTTTGGGAATCAGAAAAGTCTGACTATGATCCAAATTCAGACTATATACATAGAAATATGATGACTCTTAATTTATTTAGAACATATAAAAATAAGTTTTGGTCAAAAAAGGAGTATAGGTAATGCTTAATATTTACACACAAGAACAGATTAAGCGTGTTCTTGTTGGTTCTGGAGTTGATATTGAGGCAGAGTTTGGCAATGACTTTATAATCTTTTGTCCATATCACAATAACAATAGAACGCCTGCTGGTGAAGTTGCAAAAGATAGCGGACTATTCTTTTGCTTTGGTTGCCAGACAACAAAGAACCTAGAAGAATTAATTATGCACATGTCTGGACGAACATATTTTGAGGCAGTTCGTTATATTAAAAGTAAAGAAACAGAACACGATATTGAAAAGTTAGTTAATAAAACTCTTGTAGCCCCACCAGAGTTTACTCCATATGATGAATTAATATTAAAGCGTTTGCACAACCAATTGCTTGCAGATGAAAAGCCTAAGAATTATCTTAAGTATAGAAAGATTAACAGTTCTTCATTTACAAAGTTTTCACTTGGCTATTCAGAAAAGCAAGACTCAATCACCATCCCTATGCATTCACCAGATGGAATGTGTCTTGGTTTTGTTGCAAGAACAATTGAGGGTAAAGACTTTAAAAACACACCAGGATTGCCAAAGGGTAAAATATTATTTAACCTGCACAGAATTAAATCATCTGGCACAGTATATGTAGTTGAATCATCATTTGATGCTATTAGACTAGATCAAGTAGGATTCCCAGCAGTTGCTACTCTGGGTGCTAATGTATCTAATTCGCAGATTAAGTTGTTAGAAAAGTACTTCACAAACGTTGTACTAATTGCAGACAACGATGAGGCTGGCAATATAATGAAAGATAAGTTAGTTGAAAAACTTGGATCTTTAGTTACTATTATTAGACTTGACAAAAAATATAAAGACATAGGTGATATGGAAGATGAAGAAATTAAGAACCTAGAGTTTCAGTTTGACAAATCCATATCGGCTATGCTAAACTAGTATCTAGTGGGGGAAATATGAAATTTAGAACACAATGGCTAGAAGCCTTAAAAACGATGAGATTTAAGTCTTATTGGAATAAGCCCAATACTGTAGAGTTCTTTGCCTTTATGACAAAGATCTGCATTATATTTCCTGGACTTCTTCTAGGCAAACAATTTTGGTGGTTATATATATTTGCTTTGGTTTCAAGCCTGGCTTTGATATGGTCATCAACAGTAAAGACTCTACCCACAATTATTTGGTTCAATATTTTGTGGTCTTTATTGGCAATTTTATCAATTGCAAAACATTTTGAACTAATACTAAACTAAAAACAACAACACGAAGGAGAAAAATATGAGTATTGTAAAGGGATTAAAGAACATCGAAACCCTACTCGAAAAGCCAAAGTATGATGAAAATGCACCAAAGGTTAAGTGGCTAAAACTTGCCGATGGACAATCAGTAAAGATCCGATTCATTGAAGAGTTGGACGAAGATTCTGCAAACTATAATGCAGAGCGTGGACTTGCACTAGTTGTTAAGGAACACACAAATCCAAAGGACTACAAGCGTAAGGCTGTAGACACAATGGAAACAGAAGGCCGTGACTGGGCAGAAGAGATGCATCGTAAGGATCCAAAGGCTGGCTGGAGAGCACGTCTTCGTTTCTACTGCAACGTTCTTGTAGACGATGGCATTGAAGCACCATATGTTGCAATTTGGAACATGGGTATTAGCAAGCAGTCATCATTTAATACAATTCGTGAATATGCTCTTGAAACAGGAAGCATTTCAAACGTACTATGGAAGTTGAAGCGTAATGGTCAGGGAACTGAAACTAATTACACACTAATTCCATCAGCACCAGATAAGGAACCATTTAATTGGGGAGACATCAAGCCTTATCCACTAGAGTCTGCATTACGCAAGATTCCATACGCAGAGCAAGAAGCGTTCTATTTGGGGTTTGATACTCCATCTGTAACTTCATCTACCAACACAGATTGGTAATATGAACTACGTAGGCTTACACGTACATACCCATTACTCACTATTTGACGGCGTAGCAACTCCAAAAGAGTATGTTGACCGTGCTAGTGCTTTAGGCATGCCAGCAATCGCAATCACAGACCATGGTACGTTGTCTGGTCATCGTGAGATGTATCGCATGGCTAAAGAAAAGGGTATTAAGCCGATTCTAGGTCTAGAAGGATACATGTGTGCAGACATATCTGATACAAGAGATAAGTCTGAAAGAGAAGGTCAACAAGATCTTGTCTATAACCACATTATCCTTCTAGCCAAGAATAAACTAGGTTTAGAAAACCTTAATAAGATTAGTGAACTATCTTGGACAGATGGTTTCTTTAAGAAGCCAAGGTTTGATTTTGATATTCTACAAAAGTATCGTGAAGGTATTATTGTAACCTCTGCTTGTCCAAGTAGTGTTATTGTTAAGGCGTTAGAAGAAGAAGAATTTGCTCTTGCTAAAAAGTATATTCAATGGTTTAAAGATAACTTTGGCAGCGATTACTATATTGAGGTAATGCCACATAATGAAGCACATATTAATAAGTATCTTATAGAACTTGCAGATGAGTTTGGTATTAAGGTTGTTGTTACCCCAGATTGTCACCATGTTGACCAATCACAAAGAGAAGTGCAAGAGTTTAAGTTGTTGCTTAACACACATGGTAAAGTAAACAAAGAAGCAACATATGAAAAGTCAAAGAAGCAACCAGATATGATGAAGCGACTTGACTATTTATATGGAGAAGATCGCCAGATAACATTTAATAAGTTTGATATCCACCTATTGTCTTATGAAGAGATGAAGGCAGCGATGGAATTGCAAGGTATTGACAGACCCGATATCTATGCTAACACACTACTATTAGCAGATACAGTAGAAGACTATGAGATACAAGATGGACTAAATCTATTGCCAGTTCAATACAAGAGCCCAGATAAGGAACTTGCCAAGATTGCTTTAGAAGGTTTACAGTTAAAAGGTTTGTCAGAAAACAAAGAGTATCTAGATAGACTTGATGAAGAACTAAAGATTATTAAAGATAAAAAATTTGCACCATATTTTCTTGTTGTTCAAAGCATGATTTCTTGGGCTAAAAAGGAAGGCATTATGGTTGGTCCAGGTCGTGGATCTGCAGCAGGTTCATTGGTTTGTTACTCACTTGGAATTACAGACATTGATCCAATTAAGTATGGACTTTTATTCTTCCGATTTATTAATCCAGAACGTAATGACTTTCCTGATATTGATACAGATATTCAAGACAACAGACGTGATGAAGTTAAAGATTATCTTGTTAGACAATATAGACACGTTGCATCTATTGCAACATTCCTTGAATTTAAAGACAAGGGTGTTGTGCGAGATGTAGCAAGAGTTTTAGATATTCCTTTAACAGATGTAAACAAAGTTTTAAAGTTAGTAGATACTTGGGATGAATACTGTTCATCAAGGACTACTGCTTGGTTTAGAGAAAAGTATCCAGAGGTGGAGGTTTATGGTGAACAATTACGTGGTCGTATTCGTGGTACTGGTATACACGCTGCTGGTGTGGTCACTAGCAAAGATCCGATTTTTAGGTTTGCTCCAATGGAAACGAGATCTAGTCCTGGGTCTGATGAACGTATACCTGTGGTTGGTGTCGACATGGAAGAGGCTGAACGCATCGGGCTTATAAAAATTGATGCACTTGGTCTTAAGACATTAAGTGTTATTCAAGATGCAGTTGCAATGATTAAAGAAAATCATTATAAGGATATTGATTTAGATTCTCTTGATCTTGCAGATTCAAAGGTTTATGAAATGCTTTCTGACGGTTATACAAAGGGAGTGTTTCAGTGTGAAGCAACACCATACACAAACCTTCTAGTTAAGATGGGTGTTAAAAACTTTAATGAACTTGCTGCATCAAATGCACTTGTTCGCCCTGGTGCTATGAATACTATTGGTAAAGATTATATTGCTCGCAAACACGGCAAGCAAAATGTATCTTATACGCACCAAATTATGAAAGAATTTACGGAGGATACTTATGGCTGTGTTCTTTACCAAGAGCAAGTTATGCAAGCATGCGTACACCTTGGACAAATGTCCATGTCGGAAGCAGATAAAGTTAGAAAAATCATTGGAAAGAAAAAGGATGCTAAAGAGTTTGACGTATACAAAGAGCAGTTTGTCAAAGGTGCTTCTGCCTATATTGCTCCCAATCAGGCTCTTGATCTATGGCATGACTTTGAAGCGCATGCGGGATACTCGTTCAACAAGTCTCATGCGGTTGCTTACTCTACGCTCTCGTATTGGACGGCGTGGTTAAAGTATTACTACCCTCTTGAGTTTATGTTTGCATTGCTTAAGAATGAGAAAGACAAAGATGGTCGTACAGAATATCTAATTGAGGCAAAGCGTATGGGTATTCCTATTAAACTTCCTCACATTAATGACTCTGACTTTGATTTTAAAATTGAGGGTAAGGGAATCAGGTTTGGATTAACTGGTATTAAGTTTATATCAACAAATATTGCAGAAAAATATATTGCTGCTAGGCCCTTTAAGTCATATAAAGAACTTGAAGAGTTTACGTTTACAAAAGGCAATGGAGTAAATAGTCGTGCACTTAATGCCTTACGTGTTATTGGCGCAGCAACATTTCCAGATCAACCAAGAAATGATGCTGAGATTAAAGAAAATCTATATGAATACTTAAACCTTCCAGAGTTTAATATTACTATACCTTCACACTATTATGCATTTATTCAGGATGTTGACTCATTTGAGGAAAAAGGATCTTTTATTCTTATGGGAATGGTCAAGGCAATTAAAAGAGGAACAGGGTGGTCACGAATTGAAATTTTGGACAAGACTGGCAGTGTTGGTATATTTGATGAAGAGTCTACGACTATTGAGACTGGCCGTACTTATCTTATTCTTGCAAATGATAATAGGATTGTATCTGCAATACCTGTTGACGAGATAAAGGGATCTTCTAATGCACTAGTAAAGTTTTTAAGTTATAAACAATTGCCTTATTCTGAAGAAGAAATGTTTGTTGTTTCATTTAAGCCAAGAATGACAAAGGCTGGTAAAAAGATGGCTTCATTAACACTTGCAGATACCAGCAGAGAACTTCACTCTGTAACAGTATTTCCTACTGCATTTCCAAGAGCATACATGCACATTGAAGAGGGTAAGTCTTATAAGTTTAGTTTTGGTAAAACAAAAGATGGAACAGTTACATTGGAGGATATACATGTTTGATCAATTAGCAGAAAAAATACATGCAAATGCATTAGAAAAAGGATTCTGGGATAGACCAGCAGATGAAATTTTTGTAACAAAACAAATGATGATGATAGTATCTGAAGTTGTTGAAGCAATGGAGGCATTAAGAAAAGAGATGGACCCAGATCAACTATCAGATGAGTTTGCAGACATTATTATTCGTACCCTAGATCTTTATGCAGGTATGGTAAAAGCAGGGTACATGAATAAATCACTAGACTCTGCAGTAAAACAAAAGATGGAAAAGAATGAAAATAGACCAAAGAAGCATGGGGTAAGATTTTAATGGCAGTTACAATGGAAGAAGTATTAGCACAGTTAGATCCTAAACTAAGAAAAAGATTAGGTAGTGGTGTTGGAGTAAACTTTGAGTATCAGCCAACACCTAGTTTTGGTTTAAACCGTGCACTTGGCGGTGGACTGCCTTATGGACGACAGGTCCTTATCTGGGGATCAAAGTCTTCTGCAAAGTCCTCTATGTGCCTTCAGATGATTGCTATGGCACAAAAAGAAGGCAAGGTCTGTGCATGGATTGATTCTGAAATGTCATACTCTGAAGACTGGGCTGTAAAACTTGGGGTAGATCCAACTAAACTAATCTACTCACAAGCAAGAACTATTAGTGATATGGTTGATGTTGGTGTTGGGCTTATCAATGCTGGTGTTGACTTAATCGTAATAGACTCTATTACATCAATGCTTCCTGCAATTTATTTTGAAAAAGATACAGATGATATGAAGGCATTAGAAAATACAAAACAGATTGGAGCAGAATCTCGTGACTTTAGTAACGCATGGAAAATGCTTAACTATGCAAACAATAAAGTTAAGCCTACTCTTCTTGTACTTATTTCTCAGTCCCGTAATAATATTAACGCTATGTATACTAGTCAGCAGCCGTCAGGCGGTCAGGCTACTAAGTTTTATTCATCATGTGTTATTAAACTGTTTTCATCAGAGTCAGACAATCAAGCACTTAAGGGTAAGATCAAGGTAGGAGATAAATTAATTGAAGAAAAGATTGGTAGAAAGATTCGTTGGGAACTACAGTTCTCCAAAACCTCTCCAGGGTTCCAGTCTGGTGAGTATGATTTTTATTTTAGAGGTGACGATATTGGTATTGATGCCATTGGTGATTTGGTTGATACAGCAGAATCAGTAGGACTAGTTAATCGTACTGGAGCATGGTACCAACTTGATGATGGCACAAAGGTTCAAGGACGAGATGGTTTTATTAATCGTGTAAGAGAAGATTTAGATCTACAGCAAAACCTAAGAGATAAGTTAGCAAATGGCTGATAGTAATTTTATTGTATTTCCTGGAAAGTTTCCATGTAAGAAATGTAATGAAGAGGTTTTGTCTTTAAGACTTTGGCGTGAAACGGGAGATGCAACATGGATGTGTT